ATGTAAAGGACCACGTGTTAATTACCGATGATCAAATTACCGATGTGAAAAAAGCGATCAAACCGGCAGAATGGAAAGCAAGCCTTTCTACTGTTTTTGATAACCTGGCAGAACGCGCTTTAATTCGTGAGCCTGAATTTTCAAAAGCCAGTTTACAGGTACAGGTAAATAGCGATAACCCCGACAGGTTTGAAACCAATTTCAGGTACCGTAGAACCGGGATTGCAAGAATAGAATCTACAACCGTAGAAGCAGGATTTTAACTTAACAATATAAGACTATGAAATTTTTAGGCGGAGATATAACCGAAATTGTTTGCAAACATCCCTCTTTGGGCGATGTTCGCTTTCAAACCAAATCCAACGAGAGCTACACTTTAGATCGCGGTGGCTATCGTAATAACGATGATGCCAACCAGATCACCGGTGGCGGTAAAAACATCATACAGAAAAACAGGGTTCGTTGGAGTTTTGAAGGTCCTGTTTTGGTTGATTTTACAAGCGAAGATAGTATAGAGGCACTTTCAGAAAGTTCTGAAGAAGCTACCTGGGTAATTTATCATATTTCAGGAGCAGTGTGGCAGGGTAAAGGTACTGTAGTCGGAGATTTACAGCCAGATACCAATACCGCACAAATGACTTTAAAAATAGCCGGGGGCGGTAAATTTGCCCCAGTTTAAGATTTTATGAAAGCGGGAACGCTGGTTATAATGTTGCTTATCGGGATGATGAGTTACACGGGATTCGGAAATACTACTGCCGACCCGACCGAAAATTCGCAAGCTGAACTCGTCCAGATGGATGATTTAGTAAGTGTAGTAATCCTTGATGTAGATCAGGATATTCTAACAGTTGAAGAAGCTGCTTTAGATAATTTAATTTTTCAGGATGATGTTTTAAGCGCCAAAGCTTTTACAAATTCCACCGCCTTTTTTTGCTCCTATTTACAACCTACAGATTTCTATAATGATCACAATTTTAGGAAAGCCAGGGACGGGATTAGGTTAGATAAAGAAAATGAACTTTCACCTTTTCACGAAGATACGGGAGGTAGTTTGTCACTCTTTTACATATAAGATAAAAAAGATTAGAAAGTAAAAAGCCTTACTGATAAGGTAAGGCTTTTTTAAAATAGTGGGATAGAGCAGTAAGTAGCTCGCCGGGCTCATAATCCGGAGGTCGCTGGTTCGAGTCCAGCTCCCGCAACATACTTTTATCAATGGATGTTAGATAAAGACCCCTTCCGTCAGGAAAGAAGGCGGAAGGGTTAAAAGCTTAATTAAAATCAAAACCAAATGAAAAAAAAAGCACTTTCACAAGAAGCCGCATTATCCGAATTAAAAAAGTTCCTAAGCAAACACAAATCCAAAGAACTTAGGCGTGGGCAATTATCAGACGAAAAAATTAAGGAAGATTACGTAGATGTATTGGAAGCTATTGAGGATGGGTTCCTGGTATTTGATGAAAAGTCAAACCCTGTATACACTTTGCAACATCCTTTATTCGAGAATTCAGATAATCCAGATTTAGTCGTAAAGCAGGTGAACTTCAGGACTCGTATAAAAGCGGCTGATAAAACCTTAGTAATGGACGGTTTGGATTTTGAAAAACAACGTGGGACTTATGTAATTAAGTTGCTTTCCTACATTACGAAATTGAATATGGGAGAGGTAAAGGAATTGGAAAATGAAGATTTCTTAGTTCTTAACCAGATCTGTTCGGTTTTTTAAAAAGGTGTTCATTCGATGTTGCTATAGATTCTGCTATTAAAAGCATTGTACAGGAATATCACTGGACACCTGAGATAATTGATAAAATGTTTTGTGATGATATAGACCATCACGGTATTTATTACTGGTATTTCCACCTTAAAGAAGTAATAGAAGAAATGAAACGTAAAAAATAATGGCAGCTTCAATAAAAGTACCTACAATATTTACAGCTGAAGATAAATTTACCTCGGTAGTCAGACGTATGACTTCCGGGGTAAAATCTTTTAGTCGTAAATCGGTTGCGGCAGTAGAGCGGTTTGACCAGAAGATCACCGGTACTTTTAATAAGATGAACCGCTTTGCCCAGATAGGGCTGGGGGTCGGTTTAGTGGGGTTGTTTACCCTGGCAGGTCAGGCCAATTTACAGTATGAAGATTCGCTGGCCAGTGTGTCAGCAATTACGGGTTCCGTTGGTGAAGACCTGGTGCAGTTGGAACGTATTTCAAAAGATACGGCGAAGCAAACCAGGAAATCAGCATCGGATGTTTTAAAAGCTTACGAGCTTATAGGATCTGCCAAACCTGAATTATTAGGAAACATAGATGCCTTAGACGGGGTTACCAAGTCGGCTATTACGTTGAGTAAAGCATCCCGTATGGACCTGGAGCAATCTGCACTTTCCCTTACCGATGTAATGAACCAGTTTAATATTGCCGGTTCAGAATCTGGGAAGGTGATTGATGTACTTGCTTCCGGTGCTAAATATGGTGCAGCCGCTATTCCTCAAATTAAAGATGCGATACTTGGTTTTGGTGCTACCGCTACGGCTGCAAATGTGAATTTGCGTGAATCTGTAGCGCTGGTAGAAACCTTTGCGGCTAAAGGAATTAAAGGGGCAGAATCTGGTACCAAGTTAAGGAACGTTCTTACCAAAATGTCAGCGGTTAATGCATTACCTCCAGAGGCTATAAAACAGCTGGATAAGTTTGGGGTAAATACCGATCTTATTTCAGATAAGCAACTTCCTTTAATCGATAGGTTAAAAGAACTTTCAAAAATAGGTGGTGATGCTACGGCATTGGTTAAAGTATTCGGTTTAGAGAATAAAGATGCCGCGCAAATATTATTGCAAAGTTTACCGGCCTACGAAGATCTTGTAGGTAAAATGGATGAATCGGGAGTAGCTGCTACACAGGCTGCGACCAATTCGAATACGCTGAGGTATGCTATAAATTCTATTAAAGATGCTTTTGCGAATGCGACCACGGCTACCCAAAGTAATAATAGTGCTTTGGCGATGGCTAAAGATGCTCTTTTCTGGGTTTCAGATAATATGCAGACACTAATAGGAGTAATGGTATCGGCGATTGGGCTATTTGTAGCAATGAAAGCTATAGTTTGGGGTACTAAAATCGCTACAACAGGATATAACATTGCCCTGGGTATAAACACTGCATTAACTCAAAAGAACAAAAAAGCTTTAATAGGTAATACTATAGCACAGGGCGCTTACAAAGTAGCTATGGGCATAGGAACAGCTGTTACCTGGGTTGCCAATTCAGCATTCATCACATTAGCAGCTTCTATACTTGCCGCAACGTGGCCAATACTTGCGGTAATCGCTGCTGTTTTAGCTATTGTATACATATTTCTTTATTGGGATGAAATTGTACAGTGGTTTACCAAAAAATGGACTCAATTCACCGAAATGATTTCAAAAGCCTGGGACTCTGTTGTTAGTTTCTTTACAGAATTTAGTTTTGAAGATATGTTTAAAAGCATAGGTGTTTCTATTATTGAAAATATGCTAACACCACTTAAAGGTGTTCTTTGGTTAGTATCTAAAATGCCGGGGAAATTGGGTGATTTAGCACAAACTGGCTTGGACAAATTAAGTGATATAACCGGTAATGTAAATGTAAATAATGAAGGAGACGGGGTTTTACCTAGTACAAATCAAACCAATTCAGAGATTGTTAGGGAAAATACTGGGCGTGGCAGTTTAGCTATTAACTTAAACGATCCGGGCGGCTATGTGAATAACGTAGAACAATCTGGAAACTTAGATATGCCAATTATTGGCCCAACACAAGGAGCGCGATGAGCAAAGACCTTTTAATATACGATAACGGTACCGGCGGTGATCTTAAAGTGATCTCTAAGGATCTTGCTTTAGGTGAAACGCTATTTACTCAGGTTTACCTTGCTTTTTTTGGCGGTAACCTGGAAGCCAATACTAAGGGTAACGAGATTGATGGACAGGAGCGCTTTGATTGGTGGGGAAATGAATTGCTTTATGAACAAAAACCCAAACGTCAGTTTAATTCTAACCTGGAACGGGCGCTAAATAATACCGTGTACAATTCCAGCGGGCGTATAGAAATTGAGAATGCAGCGAAGAAAGATTTACAGGTGCTAAGTGATATCGTGAATACCGAGGTTTCTGTAAATATCATTTCCCATAACCGCTTAGGAATTCATGTACAGCTCACGGGCCTAAACAATGGTGAAGAAAGCGAGCTTCAGTTTATCTGGAATAACGCTAAGAACGAAATTATAATCGAGGAATCAATATGAACAATATCCCGAGTTTACAGGAACTTAACGCTGCGATCACACAAGATCTAAGCAGGCGGTTAAATATAGATGATCAGCAGGTGCGGAAAGTGGTTTCTGCTTTTTCAGCGGTTACGGCTGCGCAGCTTAAATTATTGTATTTGCGTTTGGCAGATATTCAAAATAATGTATTCCCAGATACGGCAGACCTTGCCGAAAACGGTGGGGAACTGGAACGCCTTGGCCAGATTTATTTAAACAGGGATCCTAATCCTGCGAGCGCGGGTGTATATACGGTTTCAGTTACCGGGAATTCCGGTGCAGATTTGCGAGAAGGTTTAACTTTTAAATCTAATGACGATAGCCAGAACCCCGGACAGCTTTTTATAAGTGATGCCGAAAATATTCTTTCAGGGAGCAACGATAGTATAGAGATTAGATCTTTAGGCGGTGGGGTAAATTTCAACCTATCGGTAAACGATCAGTTAACCATTACCGAGCCGGTTATAGGTGCAGATCAGGTAGTAACGGTTATTGATATCGTACAGCAACCCAGAGCCGCTGAAAGCATTGAAGATTATAGGCAGGCTATTTTGAATGCCATTCAATTAGAACCACAGGGCGGTGCGAAAACCGATTATATGCTATGGGCTTTAGATGCTCAGGGCGTTAGAAAAGTTTATCCGTATGTAAAAGATGCTGCTGCAGGAGTAGTTCAAATTTATGTGGAAGCCACTCAGGCCGATTCTACAGATGGGGAAGGAACGCCAACTGAAGAATTATTACAGGATGTTGCTGAGGTTATAGAATTCGACCCAGATGAAACCCGCCCAATTTACGAACGTGGACGTAGACCAATTACCGCGATTATAGAAGTTGAGCCCATTGTATTAGTGCCGGTAGATGTAGATATCTATTCACTTAATGAAGATACGGTAAGTATAAGAACCGCAATTGAAACCAATTTACAGGAATATATAAGAACCGTTCGCCCTTTTGTAGACGGTGGGGATCTGTTAAGGAATAAGAATGATATTCTTTATGCTGCACGTTTGCAAAGCGTGGTAACCGATGTATTGGAAAGCTCCAATTTTTTCACCGATTTTATAATGAAAGTAGAAGGGGTACCAATGACATCTAATTTATTCTCCAGGTCCTCAGTTCCTTATTTAAGAGATATAACGTATGTATCAGGTAACTAAAAATAGTACACAGTTTGGGTATAAAACCCCGCACGGGTTAAGAACTCCGCATAAATATCCCTTTACCGAAGGTGATATTAGGACTGAAGTATTATTCGGTTTGGTACGGCAGTTATATCCAACCGGAAGGGCTTTTAATATTCCTGAAAATTCAACTTTTGAAAAATTACACAAAGGTTTAAATATAGGCTTGTTAAGACTGGTTACAGATGCTTTATTAACTGTAGATGCCAATATTCCGGACAATGATAATTTCACTGCAGAAGATGCTAAGGTGTGGGAATATCGTTTAGGCTTATTTGAAGAACCTAATATTCCACTTTCAGAACGTATGAAAGCGATACGCCGCAAAATGGCTTATCCTTCCAATGTTTCAGCAAGGCAGCATCCTTTGTTTATTCAGCATCAATTACAGCAGGCAGGGTTTAATGTGTTCATCCACGAAAATAAATTTTATGAAGATGGGGAACTGGTTTACAAACTCCCGGATGATATTATAGATCTTGGTTTTGAGCCAACCCAGCACGGGCCACCAACCCAACACGGCACGGTGCAACACGGCGCTGCAGGTTTTGAGGTGATAGCCAATAAAATAGATACCGAATCCTACGGCGTGGGTGAAGGTAACGAGTGGGCCACCTTCTTTATAGGTGGTGAACAATTGGGCCAAATGGCCAGCGTTCCCGAAAATCGGAAAAAAGAATTTAGAGAATTAGTATTAAAAACAAAGCCTGCAAATACAGCTGCCTGGCTTTTTATAGAATATAACTAAAATGGCAAGAACTAAACTAGCAGTATCGAATATAGATAATTCCCAGCCTTCAGTTTATCTGGAAGGTAGAATTAAGGATAATACCGGCGGCGGTGATGGTACACCTGTAAGCGAACTTATTTACGGCGATTTGCACCAAACCTTTGCCAAGTTAATGCACCTGGCAAAAATGAACTATAGCGGCTTGCCGGATAACGAGGTAAATGGTTACCAGTTGGTAGATGCTTTACGCGCTTTGGCTTCTAAAAATGATCATATTCTTTCGATTACTAAATCGGGAGATGTGTTAACCATCCCTGCAAAGATTTCAGCCCTACGGCCAGATGAAAGTTTTGTGTGTTTGGCCGCGGTAGATCTTGGTAATGAATCCCAGGTGCGCGGAACATTGGATAATACCAATAAAGCAGCTTCTTTTGAAGGTGAATTTAAAACCGGTGAATATGTTAGGCTGGTAAACAAGACCAATGAAATACAATTTATTCGCCTGGCAGATCACAAAAGCTTCGCACAAATGGCTGCATTTTTTGAATTGTTGAAAAAGGCCACACAAGCACAGGAAGATGTTGGTACCTCAGATGAGGTTGCCACTACCCCGAAATCTAATAAAACCGTATTTGCCAAAAGGGTAAACGGAACTCTATCTAATGATTACCTGGCAAGCGCCGAACAAAACGGATTGCTAAGTATAGAGCAGTTTAATATCCTTGCCAACCTTGGAAATAACCGGTTAAGGAATGTAGGATATATCGCTGGGATAGATGTAGATAATGTTGGTTTAAATGACACAGTAAGTTCCGGGGGCGATATTATAAGTGCAAGATCTTCTGAAAACACAACTGATGGGACTATTATAGAGATCACTTTCGCCAATGCTATGGACGACATAAATTATAAGCTGCATTGCTCTATAGAATCTAATGGAAATATAGAAGGTGATAACGATCTTCTCCCTTTAGTTTGGCGAAAAAAATCTACAACTAAAGCTGAAATTTATTTAGAAGAATCCAGCGGTTTTACACAAAATTTAAAAGTTCATGTAGACGTAATTCAATTATAATGAAAACACTAAAAAACTTACCGGTACCACAAGATACAGACCTCACTAAATTTCCCGAAGGTCAAATTAAGAACGAAACCGAAACCGAACAAGGTACCCCGGTTGTACGTGAAATCTATGGTGATTTGCTGGTTAATGTTTACGCGATCTTAAAAGATGCGGGTATTACCCCAAATCAACAGGAAGATTCAGAAGTAAACGGTTACCAGCTTTTGCAGGCCCTTAAAAAATTGACCAATTCACTAAATGATATTGAGCAGGTAATTTCTTTGAGTGGTACCAACTGGGATATTCCTTTAAATATAGACAAACTACCCAACAAATATGTGTTGTTTGCCCGTATGGCCGATGCCTATGATCCGGCGGTAAATTATACCGTATCGGGTACTGGTAATAATTCGTTTACCCTAAGCTCCCCCACGGGATTTAAAGCTTCAGATGAGGTTGTTATGGTTTTGGACCAATCTGGAGTTAGGGTATATGCTATTTCGGCTATTTCGGGCACTTCAACATCCGGGGTATTTCCAGTTTTTGGAAACCCTTTGAGTTATAACGACAATGATACGTTGTATTATGAAGCCGATGGACATATTTTCAGCGATCAGCCTTTTACAAAAAGCCTACAGCAACAAATTCGGTTAACTACCGGAAATACCACGCTGTACGTAAACGAGATCTTTGTTATTCAGAATAAAGTTTTATGCGTGGCTTTTGATACCGCTAATGATGATTACCGAATCTTTGAATTTCCGCTAAGCGATTTAGATAGCCCTGTTGAGGTTACCGTATCTGGTAAAACTTTGGCACCTGGAGCAAACAAAAACCCTTATTTCTATACCGATGGTACTTATGTGTATATCACTAACGATTCCGGGAATAGCGATAATGATTATGAGCTGGATAAGTATGTTTATGCCGATAGTGAACTGGCATTTGTGCAAACAAACAACCTGGACCAGTCTTTTACCAAGTCTACCAACGTGGTTATTCAGAATGAAAACCCTATAGTTTTTGTAGATGGGATTCTAAGCCGTTACAGTGGAGGGAATAGAACGGTTTTAGGACAGTTTAACGGTGTGGCCGGTATAATCTTTAATTATAAGAATGAAATCTACTATACCAATGGTGAAGTAGCTAAGAAATGGACAGTATAATGGGAAAGAAGGTTTTAAAACAAGAACATAGCGATAAGGAATATAGGCATTTTGATTGTCCGGGATGCGGCCAAACTCATTCAATACCAGTTAAAGGTGATAAATCAAAAGGGCCAGTATGGGGTTATAATTGGAATGATGACAAACCAACTTTCACACCTTCCATTTTAACCAGATGGGTATCCGTTCCGGATGTTAGAGAAAAAGATGAAAATGGAGATTATTTACTAGGTTCTGATGGTAGATTGAAAGGAGCTAAAGATGAAGTTTGCCATTCTTTTGTTCGTGAGGGAAAAATTCAGTTTCTAAATGATTGCACCCACAAGTTAGCCGGTCAAACTGTAGACTTAATTGAAATAGAATAATGGCAAAATTTGACGTAAATACTGATGCTGCAATAGAGCTAACCGCGAAACTCGAAAAACTACATAGATCTGCTTTTCCGAGTGCCGTTAGGAATACACTTAATGATGCAGCTTTGAAAACAAAATCCTTGGTGCCTAAAGTGGCTGCCCAGAAATTTACCACCCGTCAAAAAACCTTCTTTCGGTCGTTTTCCACGGTAGATAGAGCCAAAGGATTTGATCTTAAATCAATGCGAGCAACAGTGGGGATCAATGGGGCAAAATCAAAGGGAAAGAAAGTAGCTGAAGGATTGGAAAAACAGGAATTTGGGGGAAGCATTCAGGGAAGAAAGCTTATTCCTATGGATAATAGTCGAACATCTGGAAGTCATTCTAAAGGAGTAGCTAAAGCGAATAAATTTGGAACAAATAGGGGCAGCACAGCTAAAAAAAGAATGTCAACAGGTAAAGGATCTCGGGGAAGTAGATTTATTTCTAAGATTATGGCTGCGAAAAAAGCTGGTAATAAAGTAGTTACGATTATAGGTGGTGGTGGTAGAGGTACTATGTACCGGATTTTGAATAGTAAACGTCTTGCATCTGGAAAATCAAAATTGACGATAAGAGCTATTTATCACTATAGAAATACCAAAACTTCAAGGGTTACGCCTAAACCATTTATGGAACCATCTGCAAAATTAGCAAGTAGGAAAATGAATGAGATGTATCGTGATAATGCGGAATTTCAATTTAAGAAACACTTGAAATGAGTTGGAAAGATAAAATAGAGAATGGAATTTTTAAGATAACCACCGGTGACGGGAAGGTATTCAAGCCATTATATAAAACCGGAAAATCTTCTAAAGAGTACAACACTACCACTTACAATTTTATAGGTAGGGAAGGTACTTTGGTAGATCGTAAAAAACCACAATCGGGAAAATACCCTTTAAGCTTCTATTTTCAGGGGGAAGATCACGTAGAAGAAACCGAACGTTTTTTAAATGCAGCCGATGATCCGCGTGCGTGGGAAATTCAGCATCCACTTTACGGACTAATAAATGGCCAGCCGCTTAATATTGAAAAAAATGATACCAGTTTAGGGATTACTGAAATTACCGTAGAATTCTGGGAAAGCATCACCGTAGATTTTCCCGAAGATCGGATTTCGGTAAAAGACAGGATTGAAGCCAAAGCCATAGATGTAAAAGGTGCCGGAATAAAAAGCTTTTTAAGTTTCACGCCTGAGACTGCAAACATCAATACAATGAAACTTGCAGCAGGAAAAACAAGGGGTTCTTTTGTGGACATGGCCAGCGAACAAAAAGTAGCTTTTGAGAATGGATATAACGCAGCTTTGAAAGCAACCGATAAGTTAATTTCATCACCACGGGCGGCAATACAAAAACAACAGGATCTGGTAAGTATTCCGGCTACTTTTAATGCCCCGGTAAAACGAAAGCTGAAAGCCTTTAAAAATGTGGTAGATGAACTGGTAGCTGTAATCAGTTCTAAGAATGATAAGTATTACTACGAATCACAGGCATCCGCGGCAATTGCTTCAGCTTGTGAGTGTGCAGTAAACCCTACAGAAGAAGATTATGTAACCCGTACGCAAATTGAAAATGCGGTTACACTAATTGCGGAAACTTATAATAATTATTTAGCGGTACTGGACCAAAACAAAGTCGGTTTCTATGAGGTAGAAAAAACCTGGAATGCTGATGCCATTCTCCAGCAGGAACTACAGGCATTAATTACCGATACCGTGGCCAATTTACAGGTGCTCGCATTTGAAGCCAAACAGGAACGCACGGTGTACACTGAAAAAGACACCAATCTAATCCTTTTAACGCATAGATATGTTGGGCTGGATGCCAACGATGAGAACCTGGAACGTTTCAGGCAGATCAATAACATTAAAAATGAAGAGGTTTTTCTAGTACGGAAGGGCCGACAAATTAAATATTTCGCTTAACTAAAATTATAATTATGAAGTATTCAGAACTTAAAGACGGAGATAGAGTAAATGTTTACATCCCAGAAACAGGTAGATTTTATAAAATGGATGTAACAAGTAGATCTAAGGCAGATGATGGCTTAGGCGGTTTTTCAATATCAAATTATGGAAGTCGAAAAAACAACCTTATTCAGGGGCACGAATATTTAGGTGTTGTCCGAAATCAAAAAGATGTAGATAATTTTTTCTATATGCAAAAAGAAAAAGTGACTGGTAAAGAAGGTGATTTGAGTTTTAAAAAAGCTGAAGATCACTTTCAAAAAAATAAAAGAAACTGGATTTATTAGATATATACAATGAAAATTAAAATAAACGGAAATTATATAGAGTTTTTTGATGAGGTTGCTATCCAGTTAAATTTAGATAGCGTGGCTTCTGTATTTTCATTTGTTGGGCGCTATAATCCGGATAACGAACTGCATAAAAAGGTTTTCAGGCCATTGAGTTATGCCGGTGTTGAGATCTATAACGATAATGATCAGCTGAGATTAACCGGTACTATTGTAAATCATAGTTTTAACAGTGATTCCCGACCTAATTTATGGCAATTAAGCGGCTATTCTTTACCAGGGGTTTTGGAAGATGTGAATATCCCGTATGATCTTTACCCGCTGGAATCCATAAACCGAAATCTAAACGATATCACCCAGCGCTTAATAAATCCGTTTGGGCTTGGTTTGGTGGTAGATCCTTCAGTAACCAGGGATGTAAATACCAACTTTGATGAGTCGGTTGCAAATCCTTCAGAAAGTATAAAGAGTTACCTGGCCAAGATCGCAGCACAGCGCAATATTATTTTATCCCACGATTTTAAGGGAAATTTGAAGTATTTCAGGCCCAATACCAAGGCAGCGCCAAAGATGCGGTTTAATGAAAATAATACTTTGCAAATGTCTTTAGGATGCAAAGGCCAGGGTTTACATAGTGATCTTACAGTTATTCGCCAACCCTCAGACAGTGACGGTAATTTAAGCCCTGTAGACAGCGTTAAAAATTCAGCAGTAAGAAACTTTAGGCCCGCGGTGCAGGTACTCACTTCAGGAACCGACACTGCCACAAAACAAGCCGCTGAAAATATGCTGGCTGCAGAATTAAAAAATATTGAAATCAAACTGGTAGTAAATAAAATTTTAGACCTGGTTCCAGGTGATCTTGTTGAGGTGCAAAACCCAGAGCTATTTATTTTTGACTACGCTAAAATGATGATCAGTAGTGTAGGTATTTCAGAAAACACTAAAGAATCCAGAACAGAATTAGTATTGGTATTGCCTGAAAGCTTTACCGGTGAAACCCCTAAAAATATATTTGAATGATTAGCCTGGCAAAAGTAAAACAGTGGAGCCTTGAAAAAGGGAAACGCATTATAAAGCTGGTTCAATTTGGTGCAAAAACCGCCAAACAAGCCGGGCCATTTGGGGATGATTCCAACCCTTTAAAAGATATGACGGCTATACTTGCTGAAACTTCAGCAAATGGGGAACCGGTTGTTTTGGGATATATCAATAAGAACCAGTTAGCCGGGGAAGGTGAAAAGCGAATTTTCAGCCTAAAAGGAGATGGCACACTCTCCAATTTTATCTGGCTTAAGAACGATGAAACCATAGAGATAGGCGGGAATGCCGATTTTGCCGTGAGATTTAATGCGCTTAAAACTGCCATAGATGCTAAAGATGCGCTAATTCAAGGTGAACTTGCCAAGATTGCTACTGGAATATCTACTGCCGGGGGCGCTTATGCACCTGGAAACATTACTACAAATTTAGACCCCGCCAAAAATGATAAGGTAAAATTAAGTTAATTACTTAATTATTAAGATTTATTTAGTTGTTAATCAGATATATAAGCCTGAAATAATTCTGTAATAATTCGGGTATTTTTGATGTTATGGAATGTAGCATCACCGATTATATCACTTCCCAAACCACGCTAAACGAGCGTATAAAAGCTATAGACAACCTTATAGATGTAATGATACTCAGGCTTACCGAGGTTGCTGAGGGTCAAAATTCATCCATAGAAGAATACCAGTTAGACGATGGCCAAATGAAGATCAGAACCCGCTATAGAACGGTTACTGATGTTGAGGTGGGAATACGCTCTTTAGAAAAAATGAAACAGCTTTTTATCAATAGACGTGATGGCCGGGTGATGTATTTACGTGATAGTAGATCTTTTAGATAATGAATTTAGTCCAAAGAATATTTAAAGCCTTTTTACCTGTTGAACCCCAACAGTATTACGGATTTCCGGGCGAATATAGCAATATGACCCCTGTAAGAACCGTAAGATTTGACGGTGAAAAGAATCCGCACGAACTGGGCGATGTTTTAAATGTACTTCCAGATCATCAATCGCTTAGGTTACGCTCCCACGAAGCCAATTTAAAGAGCGATGTGGTAAAGATCATTTCCAATAAGTTTTTTAAATGGGTTATTGGTACCGGTTTAAAGCTCCAGGCACAACCTTTAAAAACAGTTTTAGAGACTGAGAAAATCAACTACGGCAAACCAGCTGAATTTGTAAAGCAAGCTGAAGCCAGGTTTAACCTATGGGCCAAATCTAAAAGAGTAGATTATTTAGCAGAAAATACGCTACACAAACAGGCTAATGACTGCCTTAAAACTTCATTTTTATCCGGTGATGTTTTAGTGATTTTAAGAATTGAAGGGGGTGAATTGAACGTGCAGCTAGTGGACGGGCAGCAGGTTCAAACCCCTTATTTTGATGATAAGCACCAGAAAGCTGCTGAAAAACGCGGTAACACCATAAGGCACGGTATTGAAAAGGACAAACGCGGAAGGCACGTTGCTTACTATGTGAAGGTAGAACGTGAAGGATCCTTACTTGGTGAATTTGAAAGAATTGAAGCCCGTGGAAAAAATACAGGCCGTAAAATGGCGTGGATGGTGTACTGGGATAAACACCGTATAGATCACGATCGCGGTATAGGTGCCTTAACTCCTATTTTGGAGAAAGTAGAAAAGCTGGATCGTTACACCGAAGCTACCGTAGCCGGTGCTGAAGAACGGGCCAAGCTACCGTATTTTATGGAGCATTCCCGCGATAGTGATGGCTCAAACCCAATGGCTGCAAAGATATCCCGATCTATGGGAGTTAATAAAGATGAGATAGACAGCTATTCTGTAGGAGAAAAAACCGTTAAAAACTTCAACCAAACCACTTCTAAAATGATGGTGAATATGCCAATTGGGGCAAAGATCTCATTTCCGGGGGGGAATACTTCAGAAGTCAATTATAAAGATTTTGCCCGTGCGGTTTTTGATTATATCGCAGCGGCTTTAGATGTACCGCCGGAAGTGGCCTTGCAAATGTATAATTCAAATTATTCTGCAAGTCGTGCAGCTATAAATGCATTTCAGCATTTGCTGGATGTTACCAGGGATAAACTTCAGGAAGATTTCTACCAGCCAATTTACGAACAGTGGCTGGAACTGGAAGTGTTGAAATCTAAGATCACCGCACCGGGATATTTAGCGGCATTACAACGCAAAAATCACTTCGCCATAGAAGCATATTCCCATTGCGAATTTAAAGGTAGAAATATCCCACATATAGATCCAGCAAAAGAGATAAAAGCCATTCGGGAAATGCTTGGCGATGATAGAACCCCATTGATTAACCGAGAACAAGCTGCTGAAAAAGCCAATGCTGGAGATTGGGAAGCCAATTACAGGAAATACGAGGAAGAAATTAAAATAGCACCAAATGCCACAGATAAAGAGCAAAATAGAGAACCGGCAAACTAGCTGGGCCGCATATAAGCGGTTTAAAATTGGTGATGCCTGCACTCATAACGGTACAGAATATATTAATGTTACCGGAAAAAATACTGAGCCAGGTACCAGTAATGATTGGTTGAGCAAAGCTAGTGCTATTGAAATCCTGGATGTGTTGACTTCCAACGAATCTGGAAAAGCTTTATCTGCAAACCAGGGTAGAGTGTTGAAAGAGCTATTAGATGTTCTAGATCTAAAGATAGAAGATTATATATTATTATCAGAAAAAGGAGCTGCTGATGGAGTAGCTATCTTAGATTCTAATGGCAAGATTGTTTCTTCTCAGTATGGTGACTTAGTGGTTACTGATACGATTCAGGCGACCGAAACCACTCTACCTACTTTCGTTACTAACAACTCTGGTTATAGTTTTCAACAAGGTGATATAATCATTCTTGCGGCTATACAGATGGTAACATAGCTCATTACCTGTTCAAAGGTGGTGATAAGTCATTAGAATCGAGTTATTCTAGATTGAATTCCACAAAAATACCTATAAGTTCTGTCATAGGACTTCAGGGTATTCTTGATGGCAAAGAACCTGCTTTTACAAAAAATGATGCTTTCAATAAAACCTTTGGGAGTGGAAATGATGATGTCGCACGTGGAAACCACAGCCACTTACCTTCCGCTTTTAAAAGAGAATCTAAACCTATCTCAAACGCCACTGAATACACATTGGTTCTTGAAGATAAAGATAAACATCTAGTTATTGCGAATTCGATAAACTTAATAGTTCCTTCGGGATTGTTTAGTTCTGATGATGAAATTCAGTTTAAGAACAATTCATCAGGTGATGTATCAATGTCTGAAGGAGCTGGAATGACACTAGAAGTTATCGCCACGCAGCAGAAAGTGGTTCCTTCAAAAGGTGT